TTAGCAAAATATTCTTAATTCATTTATTTTCAGTCTTTTTCAAAAATTGCGGTTATAATATATAACTTACTATAATTATTTCAATTTTTTTATATCTTCTCCCATTATTTCTAGGTAATCTTTTTCAGCTTGTGTTAAATGAGTTTTCATATATTTATCATATTCTTCATGGGCTTTCTGTAATGCTTTTTCATGAGATATTGTACCTGCTCCTTCTAATATGTCTTTATGCGTCATTGTTAAAAATCCATCTAGTTCTTTTACCCATTCTTTCATTGTCATTGCATGCATATTTAGAGCATTAATTTCTGCAACATCTAAATATGCTGATACCATTTTATTTAATAAATCAAGTTCTCTTTCACTTAAATAATTTTTAGCAATTTCTGTTTCTGCTTTTGTTGGGATATTGCCTTTAAAGTTGGTTAGTCCTATATTTTCTTTCTCACTATCTACTCTATTAAATATCACCTCTGCTGCAGTATTACCATGTACTGCATAATGCATTTTGTTTTGAACCGTTTTAAAGAATTCTCTTGTTTGTTCATTTTTAGCATCATAATCAACACTAGTGGCATATATATCTAATATTTTTCTCCAAAATACTTTTTCAGATGAACGAATATCTCTAATTTTTTCTAATACTTCTTCAAAATATGTCCCACCACCATTATTTTTAAATCTTTTTACATTAAGATTGTATCCTTTTATTAAATATTCTTTTATTAATTTATTAGCCCATATTCTAAATTGAGTTCCACGAACTGATTTAACTCTATATCCTACAGATATAATTAAATCTAAATTATAAAATTTCGTTTTATAGTTTTTTCCATCTTTCGCAGTTAGTAAGGATTCCTTACTAACTGAATCTTCCTTTAATTCTCCTTCCTCAAAAATATTTTTTATATGCATTGTTATATTGTTTCTAGTTGTATCAAATAATTCTGCCATTGAATTTTGAGTAAGCCATACATTTTCATCTTCAAGTCTAACTTCAATTTCAACTTGTCCATCATCAGTTGTATAAATTATAATTTCATTATTATTTTGTGTTAAATCATTTCCCAAATTGATTTTACCTCCACTATATTTTATATGAATTTATTATATTTTCAGTTCGTGCAGCTCTTTTTCTTTATCTATTTATATCATTATCAATTATTTCTTTTGATCTTTCATTTGCATATTTTTCGCTTACACCATCTATTTGACCTCTTCTATTTGAAACACACTTATTCACGCCTTCAGATACATATAAAATAATATCTCCATCATCTAATAAAAATCCTATCTTTCCATCTGCTTTATTTAATTCCTTAAAATATCTAGCCATTTTATTATCCTTTGAAAATAATCCAACAAATTTAGGTGCTTCTTTTACTTCTTTAATCAGTTCTTCTTCTTTTTTTCTAACTAACTTGCCTGAAGCAAGTTTATATAATGTTCCATCCGAGCAGATGCCAAAAGAATATTCTTCTTTTTTATTATTTCCTAAAATCTTAATATCAGTGTTTATATCAGGAAATATATGCATACAATTTCCAAAATGAATAAATCCTGAAGTATTTGTTGCACCATTTTTTTTAGCATAAGTGGTACCAATTTTATAAGTATCTTTGCTAAATTCACTTATGGTTAGCCCATTGTAATTTATTGCTACAGTTCTCTGTAATGATTGTGTAAATGCAAGCAATGACGTTATATCTGGAATAAACGGTGTTATTTCGGCATATCTTCCTCTTTCAAATGCATCTTTTACTTCTGACTTAAACAAGCTGTCTTTTGCATCATTTGATGCATTTTCAATTTTTTCTACTTCTTTAAAATCTATTCCTCTATAAGCTAGGATTGTCTGCAAAAATAAATTATTAACATAATTAAAATTTTCTATGCTTTCTTTATCAAAGATCTTTGTAAATTCGTGACTAATTCCTCTATAATTTATTCCACTTAATTCACTCCTTTGGTGCTTCGATAGTTTTCTATATAAATAATTAGTTCTTTCATTATTATTCGATATAATTAAATCCACAATATCTTTTTCTTCAATTTTTTCTTCTCCAATTCTTGAGCTATCTTTTGAAATTTTAGCTTGTAAATCATCAAGTATTTCTTTTGGAATAACTGCTTTTTTTAAATAAAGTGCCTTCATATATTTTTCACAAACCAGAGCAATTTCTTCTGCTAATTTATTTTTCTTTAAATATAGTGTTTCTTTATCAAGCAATCCATCATCTTCAAAAAAATTAGATAATTTTAAATTATTAACTAAATAATTCCAATCATTATCAGCACCTCTTATTAAATCTTGTCCTTTTTTTATTCTATAATCCATGCTTTTTCACTCCTCTTTGTATAATACATAATTGCTATTTTATATTTTTTATAATTTATAAAATATATTATTTCCATAAACTAATAATGTTTATTTATCTTCTTGTAATTCTTTGGTGTAGTATAAAATATCATTTTCTTGTCTTATAAAACTATAAAATCCATTCTTTACAAAAAATGGTATATGTTCTCCAGTTGTACCTATTTTGATTCTTTTGTATTTTTGTTTATAATTTCCGCACTATTTGCTTTAAAAGTTTTGTTCCAAAACCTTGATGTCTATACTCTTTTCTTGTAATAAGCTCTTTTATTTCAACCTCTTTTGTTGATATGTGTGAAATGATGGCTAAAGATAATATCTCATCTTCTATTTTAATTCCATATATATCAAAGTCTTCTAAATTCGCTATTTGTGCAGGTTTTCCATTATCTTTTTCTTGCAAAATCTTATTAACTATTTCTATATCAGCAATCTTTTTTACTTCTAAAGGAGACCTTTTAATAAGCTTGAATCCTGTTGGTAATACTGGCTTTGTTGGATTGGGGTTATT